AAGGGTGTTAGAATGAGTGGTGATATGAATACTTCTCTTGGCAATTGCGTGTTGATGTGCAGTATGATTAAGGCCTACTCTTTGGAGAGGTCTGTTAATCTACAACTCGCTAACAATGGTGATGATTGTGTTGTATTCATGGAACGATGCGATCTGGGACGGTTTTCTGATGGATTATATGAATGGTTCCTTAAATTGGGCTTTAATATGACCATTGAGAAACCTGTTTTCGAATTCCCTCAGGTAGAGTTTTGCCAGACAAAACCTATTTTTGATGGAGAATCCTGGATCATGTGTCGCAATCCAATAACAGCCATTGTTAAGGACTCAGTAATGTTAAAACCCTTTTCTAATGATAAAGAATTTAAGGGTTGGCTTGATGCGGTTGGAACCGGAGGTTTGGCTATGGCAGGCCAGATCCCAATTTTCCAAGAGGTTTATCGCGCTTATCAGCGAAGTGGTCAGCAAAGGAAGATCCAGGACGATTTGTTGCCCTGGAGCTTCAGAAATCTTAGTAAAGGTATGAACCGTAGTTATGGTCCTGTTCACGACCAGACTCGTCTATCTTTTTATACGGCCTTCGATATCACACCGGACGAGCAAATTTGTCTGGAGGCGTATTATTCTAAACTAATGATTTCTTCAGTTCCTGGGGAGTATTCCCCCAGGACTGTCTTTGCTTAGGTGTGTAGTGTCATGGGGTCCCGTGTTAATGTGCTAAATACAATTTGATGTGCTAATATAAATGCCAAGAGACTGCACGGCACAACAAATGTTCACGGGATGAACAGTCCGGTTGGGTTGCCGGATCCCATAGAAACCCATTGTATGGCATTTGTTCCCATAGCGACAGCAGCAGCAATAGCAGCAGGTTTGGCAAATTTGGCAGTAGCTCGACATTACGATAAAGGTCCCGATTCAGAGATCTTTTTACCCAGTGGTTCAGAATTTGAGCGACGCCAGAAACCTACTCCTGTTATTGCAGTGCCCACCCCCACCAGGCCCGAACTCCCCTCACCGGTTAACCGTACTATTGTTTTTAGACCTTGGCAGATGGCGAATACAAGGAAAATGGTTGCTCCAACTAGGGCAATTAGGTCTAAGAATCGTAAGATGACCTCTCAGAGATCACAGGTTGTTTCTGCACCTGTGTCCATGGGGGGCATCTCTCGTAACCTCATGCCTAAGTTGACCAGCATCTCTTCGGGGTTGATGGTCACGCATAGTGAACCCATTTCCACCTTGCCTTTAACTGCTGCCGGTGTGCTTAATTATTTCAGGCTCGCATTGATACCATCTTTGTTTCCTTACCTCAATGGGGTTGCTGCCAATTTTGGCAAGTTTAAATGGAGGAAACTAATTATCAGATACGTTCCTGCTTGTCCGGCTACGACTGAGGGAGAGAGCGCTTTGGGGTTATATTTCGATCGGCAGGATGCTGTTGCGGCCACCTTTTTGCAGGTGGCTTCTATGCAGAAAGCCATTTCTTTTCCCCCCTGGGGCGGGTTCAATAATAATGGTGGCCCTTCCATCATTATTACTGTTGACACCACTAAGTTCGACAAAAATCGTTACAGTTTCATGCTGACTGCCGCTTTCAGTGCTTTAACCGCTAGTGATCAGAATAACTATTGCCCTGTCTCCCTTGCCTGTGCCACTCAGGGATCCACTGCTGGGTCCGCTGTTGGTGGCAGGATTTGGGCTGACTATTCGGTGGAGTTGACTGATCCTATCGTTCCTGGAATTAATGCCTAGGCTTGCTTTGTTGGCGGCCTATTTAATGTGCGATTATTTCGCTTTGTTTAATTA